AGCACTCAATGAGTGAACCTGTAACGATGATTATAATTGACTATATGCAATTAATCGTACCATCCGGCGGTGGGCAATCAACTAACGATAAAATCGGGTATATCTCAAGAAATTGTAAAGAACTTGCTAAAAAACTTAAATGTCCAGTTATTGCACTAAGCCAGCTAAACAGAGGGGTTGATCACAGATCAGGCGATAAAAGGCCCGCACTTTCAGACCTAAGAGATAGCGGAAATATAGAACAAGATGCAGACGTAGTGGCATTTTTGTATAGAGCTGATTATTACGGATTTAAAGAAGATTCGGACGGTAACGACTGCACTAATTTTATTGAAATTGATATCAAAAAACACAGAAATGGCCCTCTAGGCACCACCGGTTGGTACAAAAATGATGACTGGTCATACATCGACGAACAGCCGAAAAATATTAGTGATGTGTTCGATGTTGGTGAAGGGATTGAGCCGGATGAAAATTATTAATGAGTTATTTTAATTAAAAAGACGAAAAAATGAGAACATTGCATTTAAATTTAAAAAAGAAGTGGTTCGATATGATTTTTTCTGGAGAAAAAAAAGAAGAGTATCGGGATTTAACAAATTATTGGTTTAAAAGATTGTGTGATATGAAAGTACAGTGCGAAGATTCGCCTGTTTCTCTAACAAAAGGGGAGGTTTATAGCACACTATCCCAGAATAGCGATATATTGAACCATGATTTAATAAAGTATTTCGATAATATTATATTTTCAAACGGCTATGCAAAAGACCGACCACAATTTAAAATCGAATGTAAAGGAATTGAAATCAAAGAAGGTTGCAAAGAATGGGGCGCAATACCTGGACAAAAATACTTTGTTATCAAATTAGGCAAAGAAAAGGAGGGCGAAAATGACAATTACAGAAATTAAGACAGTTTTTAAGAACTACTTGGTATTACTGGAGTGCCATAACGAACAAAAAAGGCACATATCAGATTATTTTAGGGAAAAAGGAGTAAGGACGCTTGAGTATCCAATGTTTACGGCTGATTATTCATTTATGATCATGCCAAATGGAGTAATGAAAACAACTACACCACTGTATTTTGGCGAACATTTTTTGATTGAAAGGAAGTCGGGTAGTGTTGCCAGGGGTGGAGGGTTTCAGGAGCTTAGAGGTAATTTAACCACCGGTCATGAACTTTTTAAGGCTGAATTTGGCAGAATGATTGCTGTTCAGGAGGTTATTTTGTTGATTGAAAATGCCGAAAGCAAAGAATGTATAAAAAAAGTTCCGCCTCAACAGATGTCAAATGAGACGTTTTATAAGATTTATGATAGCTTTATCCGTAATCGCAACGAAAAGCGCTTAGAATTGAAATTAGAGCCAATAAAAGTGGTATATTCGAGCTTGGAAGATGCTGGGGAAACTGTAATGAGATTAATATTTGATTTTTTAGTTGAAAACTTTGGTAATAAGAAACAGATAAAACACTAAGAAAGTTTATTAAAACTTAAAATAAAAGCTATGAAAATATATAAATGTGATGGTGAAACTTTTTACGGTAAAATAAAATGCAGTAGCGAAATAGAGAGAGAAGAGCCAAACGAATGGATAACTATCGCTGGTGTAGTTTATAATGGATTAGAAGATCGTAAAAATATCAGTTCGGGCATGGAATTACATTTTTGCTCCAAAAAGTGCTTAAACAACTATCTATTCAAAAATAGCCCAGACATCGAGGAATTAATCTTAATCAATGAAGGCTTTAAATTTGCATCTAATAATTTGAAAGTTGAAAAAAGAGTCAAGAGAAAACAGGAGTTAGGAAAGTATCTTAAATTAAAATACGAATACTGTTTTACGGACGTAGGAGGGTTGATGAACTCTGTATTTGATTATTCTGATGAAGAAAAGGAATATATAAGAGAATCTTATGACGAAGATCAAGACATGACAAAAGTCATTGATTAGTAACTTTAATGGATCTAAATTTACGATATGATAACAACCGAAATATTTAGTCCAGGTTTGCCGGACGGTCATTTACATGTAATTAGTAAAAAGACAGTATTAAAAGAGCTTGAAAGCTGTAAGAGTGGTGATTTGATGGACGTTATTAGTAAATGCTTGAAAATCCTTGAGAATAGAGGGTTAGACACAGAATTATTCAAAGTTATATTAATTGAGTTTATAAAAGAGTTATGAAATATAAAGTAACAAGTACGCACCCATTGCTTAAGGAGGATATAGTATTGCAGTGCAATAATCCCGGCAAAGATCATGAATTTTATTACTATTCTGTAGAATCGCTTTATCAAAATTACTACCCAGAATATAGCAGCTATATGATTACGAAATGGATTCAATTGGGCTATATTGAGGGAATGCAGGAACCTATTTGGACTGATAGCGATATGATTGCTTTTGCAAGGAAATGTGATAATGATTCTTACGAGCCTGGTGTTATTCTACTTGATGAGGTCTTGGCTGATTATAAAAAAGAAAAAGGGGTTAAGTAGTTAATTTGACGAACTAAAAAGAATTGTTATCTTTGTAATTCATTTAGTTCGTCTTTATCAAAACACTCCGCCCAAATTGGTTGGGGTGTTTTTTATTTTAATTAATAAATTGAATTATGAATTTAAAAATTAATCAAGAATTGTTTACTAGGGACGGCCGGAAAATTGGTAATTGTTTTGTAGTCTCACTATACGAGGCTGGAGCACAAATAAAAAAACAAGATGGTTCTACCATTTCTTTAAGCGATGAGCAGATCAAAGAGCTATTTTTTGAAGATGAAAAAATAGAGGTTAAGCTCTTGAATGAGGTAATTGAATTAGCAAGTGAGAGCTCAATGAGTTTAGGATATTTAAAAGAATTGTTACACCAAAAAATTAAAGAATATGTTTAGAGTTATTATATTTTTTGTGTTCATTTTTGGACTACTTGCAGTAATTTTATTTAGTCCTGTTTATTTATTTAGACGGGTTAAGAAACTTTTTTAAATGATGGATAAAATTATAATAAAAATACAGTCAAAAACGAGGTATTTCGCAATCAAAAAAGCAATAATTAAAGCTATTGATATTTTTAAGGAAAAAGGTTCTATTAATGAAATAGAATTTGAATCAAAACATGATGGTGGTGTTATTGAGATTGTAATTAAACGGCAGACTATTAGAGATTACTTGGGCTATGATTTTCGGACTAGAAAGGCGTGGCTAAACAATGACACTAAGCGAGGTGGTAAATTGTATCATAAGGCGCAAGTAGTGTTGTTGTATGGCAAGATACTGAATGATATGTTTTAAACTTAAAAGACGAACTATGAAAATTTGTAAAGAGTGTGTCCATTTTATTAAGGTTAAGTTCCAGATGACATTTAAGAAATTAGAAGAATATGAGTTTAAATGTGCTGAGGGTGTTACTGGATTGAGTAATGAGAAAATAATTGTTGATTGCAACCAGCTTAAATCAAAACAAGAGCCAACTAAGTCCTTTGGCGAGACTTTAAGAGAGTATTCAAAAAACAAAAAGTGTTGCCCAGATTGTGGGGTTGAATGTGAATATATTTCTGGTGCTATTGATTATTGTTATTGTAATAAATGTGAACTTAGCTTTAGGATTATTTAGATTATGAAAAAATGTATAAAAATATTTAATATTTGTGTTGCTATTACTGTGGCAATACATCTTTCTGTCTTGGTTTGGTTAATTTTAAATTATGATGTATGGCTTTGATAAAGACAAACGATATTTTTAGTGTATCTGAAGAGTTTATTCGTAGTCTTGATGAAGATATTAAGAATACTTATTGTGAAATTAAAGAGCTTGAATCAACTATCAAAAAAGTGAAGAGTGTAAAGAAGGCCGAAAAAGTTAAATGCCAAAATTGCGGGGCTAATAAGACAGATAGTTGTGGATGTGAATATTGTGGGGGGTGAAATATGGCAAAGGAAAAAGACAAAATAAAACTAACGCCAAAGCAGAAAATTTTCTGCCATGAGTACATTATTGACTGGAATGCTACCAGGGCTGCTAAGGTTGCAAAGTATAGCGAAAAGACAGCTAGACAGACTGGTTATGAGATCCTTACAAAGCCATACATACAGGACTATATAAAGTTAATAACCAGCGATTTAGAAAAAGAAGCTGGTGTATCTAAGCTTAAAATGCTAACGAGGTTATCTAAGGTTATGGATAATGAAGAAACCGCAAATACTCCATACGTATTAAAATCGATCGAAATACTGGCTAAGATGCTAGGGTATTATGAGTCCGAAAAGATTGATCATAAAGTCGAACTTGCTCAAATAACTGGTATTCAAATAAAAAAATGATATTAGAGTTTGATACACGCGGAAATGAAAAGCAGCTAAAAGCGTGTGAGGCGTGGGCTAACGATGAAGTATTTGAAATTTATTACGGTGGCGCTAAATATGGAGGAAAGTCTTATTTAGGATGTAATTTAATATTTTCTGATGCATTAACCTACCCAGGGACACACTATTTTATAGCTAGAAAAGATTTGTCCGACCTTACAAAGCACACCATCCCGTCGATTAATGAAGTATTCCAGACCTGGAATCTAAAGGCGCAATACTACAATTACAACGGGAAAGACAACATTTATCACCTGTATAACGGGTCTAGAGTCTATCTTCTTTATGCAAAACATTTACCTTCCGACCCATTATATGAAAGGTTCGGTTCTATGCAGATGACCAGAGGGTGGATTGAAGAGGGAGGCGAATTTGTTGAAGATGCTTATAAGAATTTAAAAATCTCTGTTGGCAGGTGGAAAAATAAAATATATAATTTATCCCCAAAACTATTAACCACATTCAACCCTAAGAAAAATTACATATATCGGAATATCTACAAGCCTTATAAAAACAAAACACTGCCTAGCAATGTGGCGTATATTCAAGCGTTAATTCACGACAACAAGCAGGCTTCATCTGATTACATAAAAAACCTTGAGGAAACACTAACCGGAGCCGCTAGGCGGAGGCTATTGCTTGGAGATATGGAGTATGACGATGACGATAACTCTCTACTTGAAAGCTACGACAAAATACTTGATATATTCACCATTAACTACCTGGAGTCTGGCAAAAAATATATTATTACTGATGCTGCAAGATTCGGAAGTGATAGAGCTTTGATTGGTGTATTTGACGAATTAAAGCTTATTGATTACAAGGCTTATGATATTTCAAAAACTACAGATATATCAAGTAAAATAAAAGAATTTCAGATAAAATACAGAGTGCCAAATAGTCGCACATTAGTTGATTCGGACGGTGTAGGGGGTGGCGTTGTGGATGAAGTTGGATGTGTTGGCTTTGTCAATAATGCCAGCCCTTTAGAAGAGGAGGAGAATAAGCAAATAAAGGACAAGCCAAATTATAATAACCTTAAAAGTCAATGTGCTTTTATGTTGGCTAAATTAATAAACAATGGTGATATAGCTATTTTGAAGGGTTTGCTTCCTGAGAAAGAAAAAGAAATGATTATT